TCCGATAGATACCTCAACTAATTCATCAAGTAATTCAGAAACTTTATCGTATAAGTCACCGATATACTTATGTTCGTTAGTCAATCTATCAGCCGTCCAATGCTTAAACTTCAAGCTGAAATTATTTGCAATAAGGCTTGTTAAATAATCACCTTTATTCACTTTACTTGCTCCTTTTCTTCTTGGAATTCTTGCCCCTGAAACATTGTCGGATCAAGCGAGAGAACTTGCACAAATTCTTTAGTTGATTCAAACCCGGCCTGCGCTATAGCTTCTTTGCGCCTAACAGCCTCTTGGATAATTGTTTTTTCAACTTCCAAGGAATCCATGCCGTAGCGCCCGTGATATTCCTCAAGCGACATTAAGCCACGCGCAACATCTTCCCTGTCTTGCTGAGCTTGCCCTCTATCAACGTAAATTTTCATTGGAAAATTCCACGCTATATTATCATAATCATCGGGCAAGTCTTGACGCAAGCAACCATCAATAGTTTCCTCTTGCATTAGATAATTAAGTAATTCATCCATCTCGGCGGCAATATCCATTTGCCAAGGATCAATCGCTCTCTGCGCAGTTTCAAGATCACGTCGTATATCAGTGCCGCCTACTTTAATAGGAATAATTACAGAAGGCGGAATAGAAGTGGAAAGGCAAATTGTCTGAGAGAGGAAATCCATAAACCCTTGCCAGGCGGCACCTGGACGGGTGGGGGTGTAGGGTGTATATTCATCGCCCCTTTTCAGAACAACTGGAGAAGCACCAAAACGAATACGATAATAGTCATCCTTTGTATTATCGTCAGCTGGAAGATTAAAAGTAGTAGGATATTGACCCGATACACTAGCCGAACCGTAGCGCAAGTTACGAAACTGCTCAGCGTCAAGCTGGCCAGTCGCAGTTTTGATAATATCTTTTTTACTGGACGCATCTTTAACGCACTCTTTCTCGAGGGCGAGAATATCATCAATATCGCGGGCGGTGTTTATCGCAGACGCGAGAATAGTCTCACCGCGATATTGCCCCAAGCGATTAGGGGTCATATGGTGAACAACGCATTCAGCCGGATACGGCTTATCTATTCCTCGCAAATTATACGAAACAACGCAGCCTTGCTTGTCAAGATTAAAACCATCAACCAAACCACCAGATGAAAAATCAAATTCAGTATTTGCTTCATTTCCAGCCTTTGAAGCAAAATGTCCTGTTACTCTTTCACTTTCGATTCCCTGTATTTGGTTACAGTAAAGAGTATTATTAAATGTTTTAATTGAAAAGCATTCACCGTCAATGGACTTTGCGCGCTGAACAGAACGCTGATATTGACAAGCGGAACTTTTCGCCCCCAACGAAATATTACGTTGCTTCTTCGCCCACCATTGCTTCGCGCGTAAATTCCATTTTGGATTAGAAGATTTAAAAACAGGATGAAACCCGCTGCCAATTGTCAATGTGACAATCCGCTCAATAACTCCACGAATCAAACATGAATTCTTCCAGAGGTATCTTGCGTGCTTGCTTAGTTCGTAACGAGTAAACCTATCAAGATCATGCTTTGCATCTTGAACCGGAAACCAAACAAACGACCGATTGGGACTCCATCTTGACCCCTCATACCAGTTATTTTCAACTGCAAGCTGCCTCGCAAGCTGCCCATTTGGCGCAACTATCGCTCCTGGCTCTAATGAAATTCCGGTCATTTCGCTAAATACATGTAGTTATCTGTATACCCAGCAACCGGACGCAAATATCTCTCCATTCGAGCTTCGATTACTAAATCAGTCTTTCCTTGCCCTAAATCGCTTACAGCCCTATCGTATAACTCAATAAGATACACCCACATTTCTAAAATTTCCGTAGGAGTAAATTGTCCAGAGCCAGAATCAGCAAAAGAAGTCATCCTACCGTTAATGGAAACGGTTTTAATTCCACCGGCAGAAACGGAATTAAATTGCGCATCGCTTTGAGCTTGTAAAGCACTGCGCAAAGTTCCAGGGGAAGCAGAACACTTCCCCCATACACTTCTCAATGCCGCAAGCGCGAATCGAACATTTTGCATCCGCGCGTAAAATAACTTTCAGGAAAGAGAAAAGCCAAACAAAGTTGTGGAAGTTGCGGCAAGTCGGGAACAACTGTTCCTAACTTAGAAGTCTTTTAGCAGACTGCGATAATTCACTAATAATCAAACAAACAGATGAATATTCGTAAAGTATAACACGCTTATTTAAGTCGAATCTCACCTTGTCTAGTCCCCATTTTTTTTCATTCTTGCGGATTTTATCAACTGAAATATCAATACTAAATTCACTTGTAAATAATTGCGCAACCTCTTTTCTTGATATTAACTTAGTTTGTTTAATTTTTGTTTCGATCATTTCTTTTCTTCGCCTTTCTGAAACTGGATCATTCCAGCTTGATCTACTTGCATTGCGATATACGCCTCACAAACAAATAAATCATTTCTTTTTTTATGTTGAATCCATCGCCAAACGTGCGTCCCGTCTATATTTATTTTGTCTATACGTTCCTCCGCATCCTGATGCGCTTTATAATCCTCGCTAACATCTTCTGGTGTTTCGTATATAGTCTCACTACGCATCCAGTAAAGCCTTTCACGAATACCGGCTTTTGAGTACGTCCAGAACATTGGCTCTCTAGGATCAGGTAACAAAACTGTATTTTGCCCAGTATTTACATCTAAGTAATGATATACAGGCGGTCTTGAAAGCATAGAATGTAAAGGACGTTCTTGAGAAAATATTCTCTTTATTCCACCTTCATGTGAATAAAATTCTTCCTTTCCTCCTTTAATTGCATTTATTCCATTCTGTAAACAAAATAAATAAACATGAACTGTATCATCTCCAGAGTCCGCAACACCCTGCCATCGATTGCATTTATGCTCATCAAGAACAGTCAATACTTCATTGTCAGTATCGAGTTTATTCTCATAAACCAAACGAGAAACAAGTCTTCCGTGCTCGTTAATTTGAAAGTCTCTTATACATAGCCACCAATACGGGAACTCTCCCAAGGATGTTTCGCCTTGCTGTCTATCGAGAGAGAATAATCTCAACTTAGGCTCAGGCAACCCATCTCTGTTCTTCTTCACTCCAGCTGTAGTAGATGTTATATTAACTATTGGAACTTCTTCTGGATCATACGGAATACATTCTCGCTCACAGCAATAACGCCTGAACGGCGCAGGATCACCGGCAGACCTGGCACATAAAGCGTCGTGCTTATCTTTTATTAACTGCATCCAATCAATATAATCAACCGCCACAGACTCATATGTATATGAACGATGTGAAAGCTCTGCATTTTTATTTCGAGGTTCTGAATACTTTCCCGTTGTTGAAAGTTTTCTTCGAGTTGGCAGATCGTCGTTTTTAATTTTAAACCCACATGGCATTTGAAAATGAACTGTAGAGCGCAGTTTGTTGTAGTTGTATTCAAACTTTCCAGTTCTGCAACCATCTGCATCGTATCTCAACCCGCCAAGTTCGGGATGCGCGTCATCCCATCGGGTGCGCATGTAATGATACTTTCCGCATCCCGGACAAAGAACTTCCCATCGTTGACAAGTTCCATCGTTAAACGCTTGGTCTAATTGGTCCTTCTTTATTCCAGCGTTAGAGATATCAACTGATTTATAATTCCAAACAGCGGTTAAACGCCCTCTGGCTTTTTTTAAATGCCCAGGCTCCCAAGAATGAACTTCTTCGTTTATTTGCAAAGAAACTGAGTCTGAATCAAGATTATCAGGAGTAAAAGCGCCTTGCATTCTCAAGAAAACATTTGAGAATGCAATTTCACCTTTACGTGAATCAATCAATTCCATTTTCTTCGCAACAGGCGAACAGGCTTTTAAAATGCCTTCTATTCTTGACGCCCATCTTTCGTTTGCCCGTTTATCGTTACTCCAATTGTATTGAAGAAACCCACGTCCAAACATTACCCAATACAATAAACACAATTCCCCAAACGTTGAGCCGCCGGACTGAACAGGCTTCATTAGCGTTGTAATTCGCGTTGAGTTATCAGCAATAGTCCGGGTTATAGGCTCACGCAACCATGGCGCAACTGAAATTCTAAAATAACGTGAACGCGCGGAATTAGGAAATTGCACAAACTCTTCACCCCACTGTATAGGGTCTGGAAGCTCAGGTGGTATTGCCGCAATCGCAGTTTCACCTAGTCTTTTGAAATTGTTTTGCATTTTCTTTTTCAGTTCGGCTAACAAGCTTCCACCCTTTCCAGCT